GCTCTTCCGATCTCCCGAGCGTATTTTTCTGCATTTCAGAACAAAATCCGCTAGGGTTGTTTTATGCCCAATCCAGCAGTGCCACTAGAGCAAAAACGAATCACAGGCAACCCAGGGCAGCGAAAACTGCCCGATCCTGACCAAATAGCCTCAATAAGCGGCGGATACCGAGAACCGCACCGAGAATTAGGCGATGCGGGTCGAATGTTATGGGACAGAGCCTTTTCAGTCGGCAAACCTTGGGTAGCCGAGACGGACACGGAGCTTTTATTGCTCACCTGCAAGCAGCTAGATAGAAGCATTGAGCTTGAGCGACTTTGGAAAATTACCCCCGATGACTTTCACATGCATCGGCAACTACTCGAACTGGAGAAGGCACTCGTCATCAATCTCGGTTTGCTAGGCATGACGGTTGACGCAAGAGCCAAACTTGGGCTTGCCGAAATCAAAGCTCAGTCTGCTTACGAGAAGCTAATGTCTGAAAGGGTCTAATGACCTCACCTGCATGGCTTACACCCGTGCCTCAAGAAGCAATAGACCGAGGCGATGGGGATTTTCTCATTCGCTTCGCTGATGCCTTCGCCACAATCACCAAGGATTCAGTCGCTGGCAGGTCAGGAACCAAGCTAGTTCTGCGTGAATGGCAGAAAACCTTACTTAGACAAGTTTTCGCCAGAGATGAGGATGGCGGGCTTAGGCACCGTATCTCACTAATCGGCATGCCCCGTAAGTCAGGTAAGTCGGCTCTAGGTTCGGTCATCGCCGCCTTTGGGCTAATGGACATCAAGACCCAAGGTGCCGAGGTGTATTCGGTTGCTGCTGACCGCAATCAGGCCCGTATCGTCTTTGAAGATACAAAACGCATGATTCAGAACTCAGAGCTCAGTGAGCATGTCAAGGTTTACCGAGATGCCATCTTGGTTCCAGCCACGAACAATGTCTACCGAGTGCTATCAGCCGATGCCCCAAGGCACGAAGGTCTCAGTCCGACTATGGTTCTATTCGATGAGCTTCACGCCCAGCCCAACCGATCACTGTTCGATGTTATGTCGCTGGCCCAAGGAGCTCGTGGCAAGGCATCCACGCTCATTGCCATTACAACAGCGGGTGTCAAGACAGAGGCAGCATCCGGTAAAGACACGATTGCTTATGAGCTTTATCAGCGAGGTCAGAAGATTACTCGAGGCGAGATAGATGACCCAACCTTCTTCATGGCTTGGTGGGAAGCACCAGCCGAGGCAGATCACCGACTAGAAGAGACTTGGAAGGCTGCCAACCCAGGTTTTGACGACATTTGTGCCAAATCCGATTTTGAAAGTGCCGTTCTAAGAACACCAGAGGCAGAATTTCGGACTAAACGCTGCAATCAGTGGGTTTCAACGCAATCTGCATGGCTTCCGACAGGTTCTTGGGAGAAATTAGCCGAAGATTTTGAGATTTCGGTTGATGAGGACTATGTTTTGGGCTTTGACGGCTCTTATGCGTCAGATTCCACCGCTTTATGCGTTTGCACCATCCCAAAAGACGGTGAAAAGCCAAAAGTGAAGCTAATTCGCACTTGGGAGAAGAACTTTGGCGTAGATGACGATTCTTGGCGGGTTCCAATGGAAGAAGTCAAGCAAACAATCATTGATTACACCCAGAAATACCCAAAAGTCCGTGAAATAGCCTGTGACCCCTACCGTTGGGCATCAATGATGCAAGAACTTGACGAATTAGGGCTTCCGATTGTCGAATACAAGACCAACTTGCTAAATCTGATGATTCCAGCAACTCAAAAAGTGTTCGATGCGGTGATGGAACAGACATTCATGCACGATGGCAACCCAGCTCTGGCTCGGCACATTGACAACTGCGTCATCAAGATGGATCACCGAGGACAGAGAGTGACAAAAGAGAGCAGTAACTCAAAGAAGAAGATTGACAACGCTATCGCCTTCATTATTGCCTACGACAGAGCAACTGTGGGTAGAATGGAAGAGGTAGTGCCACAAGTATTTGTATAGGCGGTTATTTTGGCAACAGTTTTACAAATCGCAGGAGCCGCACTGGTAACAATAGGCGTAAGCGTTATTTTCCTGCCAGCGGGACTAATCGTAGGCGGTATTGCCACTTTAGTATTCGGTTTAGCGATGGAGCGAGTAAGTGCTTAGTAGATTATTTGAAAAACGAGCAATCTCGTTTCAAACCATCTGGGGATCTGGTGACTTCCTAGAAACTCAGAGCAACGCTGGGGTCAGGATTGATTCTGGCACTGCTTTGCATGTCAATCCAGTCTTTTCCGCTGTCTCACTTATCAGCGATACAATCTCGACACTACCCGTAGATGCTTACATCCGCAGAGACGGTGCTCGCTTTGCTTTCCGCCCAAGACCATCATGGATTACTAAGCCAGATGTAGATACAACCAAAGAAGCTTTCTACGGTTCAATCATTGTCTCGCTATTACTAGATGGCAATGCATTTATTCGGTTGTATTCAAATCAGTCGGGCGAGATTGTAAACATGACAGTTTTGAACCCGATGGATGTTGAAATCAAACGCAATGGCATCGGTCAGGTTGGCTTTGTCATCAAAGAAGAGAAAAGAATGCTCTCTTCAGACGAGATTGTCTTTATTCCCGATGTAGTTCGCCCAGGACACATCCGTGGAGTGTCAAGAGTAGAAGCACTGAAGGAAAACTTCGGCCTAGCTAAGGCACTAGAGAACTACGCAGCTAAATTCTTCGGTTCGGGCACTCAGACCTCCGGTGTCATCGAGATTGACGGCAACCTATCGGCAGATCAAGCCAAGGTCATGCAAGAAGCATTCGATTCACGCCACAAGGGATGGGCAAAAGCACACAAGACAGCAATCCTGTCGGGCGGAGCGAAATACAAGCCAACTAATGTGCCAAACGACCAAGCTCAGTTCCTAGACAGCCGCAGAATGGCTGTTGAAGATGTTGCTCGTGCTTTCAACATTCCACCACACCTACTTGGACTTCCAGGCACCAACTCTTACGCATCAGTCGAGCAGAACAACCTTGCTTGGGTAACTCACTGCCTCAGACCAATCGTTCAGAAAATTGAAGGTGCACTATCACCGCTAATGGCTCGCTACCCAGGTGGAGAGAACGCATTTATTCGGTTCAACCTTGATGGCCTACTTCGTGCAGACATCAACTCAAGAATGGCTGCCTTCTCGACTGGTCTACAAGCTGGCTTCTTGACAATCAACGATGTCAGACGACTTGAGGACTTGACACCAATCATGGATCCATCAGCCGACACTGTTCGTGTGCCTCTGGCTAATGTCAACATTGATGCTGCTGACCTATCTGCTCAGACAGAGCGAGTAGACATGGCTCAGAGATTGATTCAGGTTGGATTCGACCCAGTAGACGCTCTTGAGAAACTCGGTCTACCTGCTATTGACCACACTGGCGTTCCAAGCGTTCAGTTACAGAATGCCGGTCAGTCACAAGACCCAGCAGCTGTCAAAGAAACTTACGGGGTAGAAGATGGCAATTAGCAATGGCATAACTTCAGTTGGAACCGTGGCCACTGCTATTGATGGTGTATGGACTAATCCATCAATAATTACCATTCACAATAACGACAACACCGCTGAGGTTTATCTTGGTGGAAGTGGTGTAACAACAAGCACTGGGCTACAACTTGTAAGGCTTGAGAGCTATCAATTTCAATTACAACCCCTAGAACAAATCTATTGTGTAAGCACTAAAAACGGACACAATGTTAGTTGGATGAGGCAGACAATCTAATGATCAACCCAGGCAGATACAACATCACGGCATACCAAGGTGCAACATACAACCTAAACCTGACTTGGACTATCGGCGGTTCGGCTGTCAATCTGACAAACTACACGGCTGCTATGCAGGTTCGCACTACTCCAGCAGCAACCGCAACTATCTTTAGCCTGACCAACGGCACTGGCATCACACTCGGTGGAACTGCCGGCACAATCGCCGTGACAATCGGTGCAACTGCTATGGGTGCAGCAGAAGCAGGGCAGTATGTTTACGATCTAGAGCTAAACTCTGGTTCAACTGTTACAAGACTTATTCAGGGAACTTTCCAAATCCAAGCTGAGGTCACTCGGTAATGTCAGCCTCTGTCCTAGAGATTACTGAAACAAACACACTTGTTTCGGTTCAAAATTCGGTTGTAAATGTTGGTGTAACTGAAACCAACACAACCGTTACTTTAGGCAACTCTGGCCCACAGGGTATTCAAGGTATTCAGGGAGCAGTTGGCCCCGCAAACACACTCAGCATTGGCACGGTTACCGCAAGTGAACCAGGCGGGACTGCATCAGCAACACTTACTGGCACTGCACCTAATCAAACTTTGAGTTTAGTTATTCCAAGAGGATTGCAAGGAACGCAGGGAATACAAGGTCTTACTGGAACAACAGGTGCCACTGGTGCAACTGGCCCACAAGGCCCAAAGGGCGACACTGGCGACCAAGGCCCACAAGGAATCCAAGGTGCAACTGGCCCACAGGGTGCTAAAGGCGACAAGGGTGATAAGGGCGACACTGGTAACACTGGCCTAACTGGGGCAACCGGAGCAACAGGTGCAACTGGGCCACAGGGCCCACAAGGCGAAACAGGCCCACAAGGAGCAACTGGCCTACAGGGTGCAACAGGAGCCCAAGGCCCTAAAGGGGACACTGGCGATCAGGGGCCTCAAGGTATTCAGGGTTTGACTGGAGCTACGGGAGCTACTGGCCCAACTGGTGCTACGGGGCCTCAAGGCCCACAAGGGATACAAGGAGAGACTGGGCCCCAAGGGCCACAGGGAATTCAAGGAGAGACTGGGCCACAAGGCCCGACTGGAGCTACTGGAGCTACTGGGGCTACTGGGGCAACAGGCCCTGCTGGTGTAGTCGCTGCTACTTCTCCGATAACTTACAACTCAGGAACTCAAACTGTCGGTATTGATGTCAACGCCGCAGGTATCACAATAAACGGAACAGCCGTAGCACTAGGTGGAACGGTTACCATACAAGCGAGGTTGGGATAATGCCGTATTACATAACTGATAAATCTTCAGAATGCTCAAGTTGGGCAGTAGTCAAAGAAGATGGCGAAGTCATGGCTTGCCACAACACCAAGGCTGAGGCTCAAGCCCAGATGGTAGCTATCTCATTGTCAGAGGGCATTGAACCAGGTGGCGAAAGAGACATTCGTGCATTACCAGGCGACCTCAAAGTCGGTGACTATGTATCTTGGAACTCTTCAGGCGGTAGAGCCCGTGGCGAAATTCAAGAGATTGTAGACAGTGGATCTATCAATCCACCTAATTCTTCGGTTACAGTCAACGGCACGGAAAAAGACCCTGCCGCCCTGATTCAGGTATACCAACGAGTTAGAGACGGATGGGAAGATACTGATGTCTATGTTGCTCACAAGTTTTCTACACTTACAAAGATTGCTCCACTTCCTGAACCCAGTGATGAACCAGAAGATGAAGAAGAAGATGACGATATGGAAGAAAACTCCATGTCTGAAGCAGAATACCGAGAAGTAAACCTAGAGCCCCCAGCCTACATGCGAGCAGCTGCTCGTAGAGGTCTCAAATACTACGAAGAGGGGTATGGCGGAGATGGCTTGGTTGAAAGAACAATCCGTGAGGCGAGAGCGATGGCAGCTGGCAATGTCACTGCTGATAAATGGGTTAGGATTCGGGCTTGGATTGCTCGTCACCTTCCTGATTTGGACAGTCCCGCCGCACGACCTGATTCGCCTGATTATCCTAGCCCTGGTGTAGTTGCACATTTGCTTTGGGGATCAGGCCCATCAAAGCGAGCAGCACAACGAGCACTTACTTATGCAGAAGGTGTCGTTGCTAGAATTGAAGAAGAAAATGAAGGCCGAGCGAAAGGCGAAGCATTGTCAAAGATAGAAACACGCAGAACCCCAACCTCTATTGAGGTTCGTGAAGAAGGCGATGGCATGAGATTCAGTGGCTACGCTGCTGTATTCAACTCTGCCAGTGAGCCTCTGCCTTTTATCGAGAGAATCGCACCAGGCGCATTCCGCAAATCCCTAAGAGCCCGCAATGACATCAAGTTCCTCTGGAATCACGATGCTGGCGAGGTTCTCGGTTCAACTCGTGCTGGAACTCTTATGCTTACAGAAGATGACAAAGGTTTGAGGGTTGATGGTCTACTACCGAACACTTCTCGTGGTCGTGATGTTGCTGAGTTGCTACGCCGTGGAGATGTTGACGCAATGAGCTTCGGCTTTAGCGTTCCTGCTGGAGGAGATTCATGGTCAGAGGATGGCTCAGAGAGAACCTTGAATTCGGTTCGTCTATTCGAAGTCTCCTTAGTTAGCTGGCCCGCATATTCTGCTACGGCTGGCACTGTTGCTGTTCGTGGTCTAGACAAGATTGCTAAGCGAGCTGACATTGATGCTGACGCTCTAGCCGATGCTGTTTACAAGCTCGAGGAAGGCGAAACCCTTACTGAAGATGAAGGTCGCCTAATTCAGCAAGCCGTTGAAACCCTAATGCCAAAGACAGAGGGATCAGAACCTAGCGACAATTCGGTTGGACAAGCTATGCTGGCACTGAAGAAAAAGAAGCTCGAATTACTACTGAACGGAATCTAAGATGCCAAGCAAAGACGAAATCAAAAAGGCTCTCCTAGCAGCTGCTGGAAACCCTGAATCAGGTGCAATCGTTTCGGTTGTAGATGACATGGCTAAGGCAGTAGAGAAGCTTCTAAAGCCAGAAGAAACTGTTGAAATTGCTTTTGACAAGACCAATAGAGAAACAAGGGTAACCGCACCTATCGAAAAGCGGTAAGCAGTAGCCCTCCGTTTCTTGGTTCGGGGGGCTTTGCTATGTCTGGCATGTCCTATCTCCTGTAAACTTTTACTATCGGATGTGAGTTAGCTCTGCCGTGTTCAGTTGAGCGTCAACGCCACTGGTAAATCATTAGTAAGAGAAATAAAGGAGACTAAATGTCTGAGTTCATAAAGGCTCAGCACGAACTCCGTGCCAACCTCACTGAGCAGATTCGAGATGTAATCGAAGGTGCTGAGAAGGAAGGCCGTGGGCTTGACGCTGCTGAACTTGAGAAAATTGACCGCATTGAGGCCGACATCCGCAAGGCTGACGAGACCATTGCTGTCGCAAAGCGTAACGAGGAACGCCGCCTAGAGGCTTCCGTTGCTGCTAAGGGATTCGTTCCTTCTATAAACGAAGAGCGTTCAACCGCTGACATCTTCCGTGCACTTGCCCGTGGAGAAGAGCGTGGTTGGGAATTCCGTGCACCACTAACCCCAACGACCAACACTGTTCCAAAGTCGTTCTACGACCAGGTATTCGATGTTGCTCGCCTTGTAGGCCCAATGCTAGAGGTTCCAGAGGTTATCAACACCACTTCAGGTGAAGATCTAACCATCCCAACCCTAACTGCCTACAGCACCGCTACCCTAACCTCCGCAGGTGGAACTGTTGCAGCTTCCGAGCCAACATACAGCTCAATCACTCTCGGAGCCTTCAAGTATGGCTTCCTCATCCAGGCAGCCAACGAGTTGGTAGCCGATGCTGGATTCGACCTAGCTTCTCACCTTGCTAACCAGGCTGGTAACGGCATTGGTTACGGTGTGAACAATGTTCTAACCGTAGGTGACGGATCAAGCAAGCCTTTGGGTATTGTTCCTGCTGCTGGTTCTGGTATCACTGGTGGAACTGCCGTAACAGGCCAGTTCACCGCTGACAACCTGATTGACCTTGCTTACTCGGTAGACGGTGCAGTTCGCCGCATGCCAGGTGCAGCATTCATGGCAAACGGTGCAACCATCGGAAAGATGCGTAAGCTGAAGGACACTGCCGGCAACTACCTCTACCAGGTAGGCGTTGGATACCCTGACACCTTCGCTGGCTTCCGTGTAATTGAGAACCCACACATGGCGGACACTGGCCTTTCGGCAAAGTCTGTATTGTTCGGTGACCTCTCGTCATACAAGGTTCGTGTAGCAGGTGGAATCCAGGTTGCTTCTAGCCAGGACTTCGCATTCAACACCGATCTGACCACATGGAGATTCTTGATTCGCCTTGACGGTGACATCACTCACAGCTCCCATGTCAAATACTTCATCGGAAACGCTGCTTAGTTTCTGACGAAATAAGCGAGACCCACCCAAGTTGTAGGTTGCTTGGGTGGGTTTCTTTTTATACACTGTGACTATGGCAACCTACGACCTACTAAAAGCTGCTATCGCATTCGGTAGCAATTCACCAGGAACACCTACCGGTTACGGACAGCA